ATGTGCCGAGGCCACAATCGCTTTAAATCTTGCCATAATCCTTAAAACCCACAAAATCCTGATGCTCCACCAGCCTTTGCGCCCGAACGAAAAAGGCTACATCAGAACGGTTGATGTGCGGGTCGGGCCGAGGATTTGCCCGGCTCCACGTAGGTTGAGGTTCTTATTGGACAATTGGATAATAGCAGCCAACGATTCCCCTATAACAGAAAACCGGATCATAAGAGATCATGTTGCCTTTGAGAATATTCACCCCTTTGTTGACGGCAATGGCCGGATAGGCCGGATGCTCCTGAATTGGCAAAGAATCAAGAATGGATTCGACATTCTTGTCATAAGTGTCGCCGATAGGCGGGAGTATTACGAGCTGTTTAGATGAAACCAAGAATAGGCGTTAGCTTTTGGAACGACTGGCCGGACTTAATCGACCGAGGTAACAACTGGAACAATTTCACCCTAATTAAACTAACGTTTGAATGGTCGGGAAAAGACGGCTACAAAGGCCGATATATTGAGATCGAGGTAGGGCTTTTCGGCCTTAATTTTGACCTAGAAATCTATGGCAAAGAATCTCGCGACATCGCGCTTGAACCGATCCTAAAAATGAAAGAAGAATACGAAAAAGATGAGGCCGAGGAACTCTGATGCCAACCCCGGCCATAGTCAAGGTTTGGGTCGTTGTCGCTTGTATGAGCGGTGTGGTCGATGCCGCCAAAGTCTTTAAGGACGAACAGACCGCCCGAGATCAATGGGTCGAATGGATATTAGAATATCGGGACGGCATTTTACCCCCAATCCCCGAGCATGATAATGACGTTTATCTCTTTGAAGAAATAGTTCAATAATAAACGCTTGACATTATGAACAGGCTCCGTTTAACTTGATTTTATGGTTACGGATTGCTCGATAAGAGATTGCATCGTTGTCCAGGGAAAACTGACGCTCCCCCCGGAGGCGATCTCCTTTTTAAAGAGCCTGGCCTTGATGCTGGCGGGGCATGAAGATGAAACCGACGGTCTTCCAAAAACTCAAGACGATCTGGCCAAGTTAATGTGGACCTCGATGACAATGGCCCTGGAATGTGAGCGCTGTTGCCAACTAAAGTGCAAATACGCCACGGAAGAGGCGATCAACTGAGATGATTAACCGTCAAAGACTCCACGAGGCCAATAAAAAGGCCAGACGGCGCTTAAAGCTCCGGGTGCCGGAGTATTGGCGCGATAAGGCCAATGGCATCCATGTATTTCATTGGCAGGCGTACCGGAATACCGGGCAACCGTGTTCTTGTCCTATGTGCGGCAACCCCCGCAAACATTTTGCTAAAAAAACATTGGCGGAACAAAAATTTGAGGAGGCATCTAGTTGGTGAGAAGGAAAGGTAAAGCCGGATCGGACGGCGATCTAACGGTATGTCTGATTCTTGATGAATCGGGCAGCATGGAATCCATTTGGGACTCGACCATTAAATCGGTCAATGAATATATCAGCGGCTTAAACGGTGCGGTTGCCGAGGTGATTGTCGCCGCGTTCCATAGTGATCTGTATGGGCATCCGCATTTGACCGAACACCGATATACGTCTTCGGGGGCTGTCCCGGAATTAAACAAAGAGAGTTACCGGCCACAAGGAGGCACCCCACTTTACGACGCTCTCGGCCACTGTCTTGGCAAAAGCTTGAGGGGAAGTCCTCTGATCGTCATCGTCACCGACGGCGAGGAAAATACCTCTAAGGAATATAAGGCTGACCAGATCAAGGCCATCATCAAGGAGAGGACAGCCGCCGGTTGGCAGTTTGTCTATCTCGGCGCCAATCACGACGCTTGGGGCGCCGCCGACTTTATCGGGGTTGATTGGGGCTCGACATACGCTTATCACGCCACTACGACCGGCATGAGTTCGATGGTGGCGGCGGCAGCCGCCGATACGAAAGCATACGCAAATACGGGAGATTGGACTGGCAGCAATTTGGCGAGGCACTCAACCCAAGTTTTGAAAGATGAGAAAAAAAAGAAGGAGGCTAAGGGATGGGTGAAGTTAGACGAACAGTCTACGAGTTAATTATCGTTGACCGGCAAACAGATGAGGTCTTGGAAACGCTTTTTGTGGCCGGGGCCAATAAGCCCGATGCTGTGGCCAGAGCAGCCCAAAAGATAAAGACCGATATTTCGGATCGGCGTCACACGGTTCTTGTGACCGAAATTGAAAGCTACGATGCCATTGAACCGACATTGATTAAAAATGTCGAGTAAGGTAATATAACTTTTATCCTTTCAGTCGGTTGCCTAACCGACAGGGCGTTTGTCTTAGATGAGACCGTTCCCCGCGTCGGGGGGCGGTTTCGTCGTATTCCCCCAGGAGAATCTATGCCAATCCTTTATTCTATCGTTGTCCTTATAGCCGTTTGTCTCGGCTTCTATCTTGGCCGTCTGCCACTGGACAAACCATTCTCGATCCCGTTGATCCATCGAAAAGACAAAGCCAGGGTTAATGTCCGCCATGAAGATGATTTAAAGGACAAAAGCCTGGAAGAGACCTTAACCTCTTTTAAGGAGGGGCCTTGAGAACATCAGCCGAAATGAAACGGGATAAAGTCAGGGGCATTGATCTCAAGACTAAGAGGCCGATCACTCAAAAAATTGCGACCTACGATGAGAGTAACACGACGGTCTATCTTAAAACCCAGAGCAATCGCGCTATGACCAGGGATTATAAGGCGGAGATCGTAATGGAACGAGATGGCCGATGGATGTCGGCCATCATAGATCGAGACGAGTTGATTATGGCCTTAAGAATTGAGTGATCCCGAGGATTTTTATACCAATTTGGCCACCAAGATCGCTGGTCGCCGGGAGACAGGCAAACTCTCAGACTGGATACTCGAAAAAGGGATAGTCACTCCAAGTGGCGTCCCTTTTGAGTTTAAGGCCCATAAGTTCCTAAAAGATATTTATGACGACTGGACGCCTATCCAGGCCATCCCGAAGGGCTCTCAGGTCGGGGTGACCGAGTGCGTGGCGATCAAGACGATCTATGCCGCCGCGCACCGGCGCTGGAATATTATCTACACGCTCCCGGCTGACGACCATTTAAAACAATTTATTCCCTCGAAACTGAATATGATTATCGCTAGGAATCCGGCCCTCTCCGAGATGGTGGCGCCGGGCGATTCGATGTACAGAAAGCAGATCGGTTCCAACTTCATCTTCTACCAGGGCACCTTCACTGAAAGAGAGGCCCTGATGCTCTCGGCTGATCTCTGTGTCTTTGATGAGCGGGATCACGCCAAACAAGACGTTATCAAGCAATATCAATCCCGCCTGGCGTTCTCCAAATACCAAGGGGAATGGAGCTTATCCAACTTAACGGCGCCGGGCCGGGGTGTTCACGGCCTTTGGCTTAAAAGCGACCAAAAACATTGGCATATTAAATGCCCGCGTTGCAACTATGAGCAGACTCTTTCCTGGCCGGATTCAATCGACGTAAAAAACGAAGTCTATGTTTGTAAAAAGTGCCAGAAATCGCTGCCGGATTCGGCCAGGGAAGACGGTTTTTGGGTCGCCCATGAAACAAGCGAAATCTCCGGCTACTGGATCAACCACTTGATGTGCAGTTGGATTCCGGCCAAGAAGATCATCGCCAACGCCTTTGAGCCCGGAGGCCAAGCTTACTTTCATAACTATGTTCTCGGTCTCCCCTACCGGGGCTCAGATGAGACAGTAGACCGCGACATCATTTTAAAGTCTCGAAAAGACAAGACGCTTCAAGAATATACGAATCTCCCCGTGGCCATCGGCATCGACACCGGCCTTATCTGGCACGTTGTAGTCGGCTGCGAGGCCGGGATTTTCGATATGAAAGCCTGTTCGGAAGAAGAAGCGCGGGCCATGATCGAGCGCTATAAGCCGATGTGCGTCATTGATCTTAAGGGCGATACGACAACAACCCGGCGCTTAATGATGGAGAATCGGGGCCGGGTCTTTGGTTGCGACTACAAAAGAGACAAGGCCGACCGGGAGATCATCAAGTGGGGCAAGGCCGAAAAGTGGGGCGTTGTCTACGTCGATAGAAACCGGATGATAGATCAGGTCATCGACGACTTCCATCGGGAAAAAATTCCGATCATCAACAGATCGGTCGAATCTCTTGAGACCTTTATCAAACACTGGGAGAGCCTCTACAAGATACGGGCTCCCGATTCGATGGGCATCGAGCGGGAGAAGTGGGAATTTCACGGCGCCCAGGGCGACCACTTTGTTCACGCCACACTCTATTTTAAAGTCGCTCTTTCCCGGATCATTCGCACTCCGGCCAAACTCAAATTCGATCAACCTCGGTTTATTGACCGCCAAAAGAAACTCTCGCTCGATTACGTGATTTCCGGCGGTAGAAGAAAAGGTGACATCCATTGGACGAAACTATAGACACCATTGGTGGCGATAAAAGAAAAGAGTGGCTTTTCGATCTTGATTTTAGCGAGACCGATACCGATGATGAGGTCTCCCGCAAGATCGACCTGGCTCTCTCGGTGGCCAAAAAGCTCCACATTAAAAAGGTCAAGGAGTGGGACGAGGGCGAAAAGCTTTTTATCGGCGAACACGAAAAGCTCTCTCTCAATGCCGGAGAACTTGCGTATAAAACCAAGGAGCTTTACAAGTCCGATACGATCCTAAATCGGGTTTTCTCCTCGGTCAGAAACGCCGCTGGTCTTATGACAGATCAAAGGCCCCAACCGACAGCGCTCCCAGCCCCGTCGGACAACGAGGAAGATTTTAAGTCCAGAGTCGAGCGGGCCAAAACCTCGGAAAAGGCCCTGATGGCCAAATGGGAAGAGCGCGGGGTCTCGGCGAAGCTGCCTGAGTCCTGTATCCAACAGCAAATCTTCGCGGACGCCTTTTTTCACCCGTTTTGGAACTTTTACGACGATGATGTCGATGTCGAGGTCGTCGCTCCCCACAATCTCTTAATCGAGCCTCACGCCACCTGTATAGAAGATGCCGACTGGGTTATAAAGCGCACGGTTAGAACTCCGGCCTGGATAAGGCGTCACTTTGGTCTGTCAAAGTCTGAATTAAAGATTGAAGACTTGACTCCGGCCACAGATATTAAATCCGACGATAGAGGGGGCGGGCAAGAAAATTCATGTACTGTCTCCGAGCTTTGGACTGATGAGTTTTATGCCGTCAAAGCCGGTAAGCGCCTCCTAAAGAAGGGCAAAAACCCGTTTTTCGAGTTCAGAAGTGTCCAGGAACAGCAAGCCGAATATATGCAGCAGACCGGCGCTCAGTTCGGCAGCGCCCCGGATGCCGAACAGATGGCGGCGATGCAACAGGCTTTTGTGCCGATCACCAATTTCTTCGACCGACCGAAGAAGCCCTTTATTCAGCTTAAGAGCGTCCACGACGGACGCTCTTTTTATTCCAAGTCGGTTATGAAGCAGCTAAAGCCGGTGGCTCTCACGATCAATCAAAGAAAGCAGCAGATCGACGACAACGCCAATAATATGGCTAACCTAAAGCTGCTCTACGATTCGGCGCTCTTGACCGAGGAGGAGGCGGACTCGATCACCAACCGCCCTGGCGGATTGATTGGGATGCCGGGTCTGGCACAGAATCCGGGGGCCATCCGCTTCGAGGGGGCGCCGCCCCTGCCCCAGTATGTTGTCGATGACATGATGCACTCAGAGCGCGTTTTCGATGACATCATTGGCCTTCACGATATAACGAGAGGCGCTAAAGCGGTGGGCAGGCAGACGGCCACTCAGGCAAATATCCTAAGAGAAGCCGATCAGACGGTCGTTCGTTTATTTGTCCGGGGGCTAGAGACGGCCACTTGTGATATTTACAAGTGGTGGCTCCAACTTATGAAGCTCTTCTACACGGAGGATAAATGGATCAAGATCGTCGGTTCCGATGATACCTACGAATATTTTCAGTTTTCCTCTAAAGACATTGACGATGGTCTTGACATCCAAGTAAAACCGGGCTCAACTCTGCCGACCAACAAAGACACCATGAGAGACGAAGCCTTACAGCTTAGGCAGATGAACGCCATTTCACTTGTCGATCTTTACGAGGCCCTAGAGAAGCCCAACCCGGCCAAGATGGCCCAGAACCTAATGATGGAGATGCAAGGTCAGGTGGCGGGGGCTCCGGCGCCGGTTGGCCAAGACCCGGAACAAGAGAATCAGATGATGATGCAGGGTCAAATGGTCGAACCTAAACCAGAGGACGATCATCAAGGCCACATTCAAGTTCATACAGCGGTACTTAAGCAGGCCGGACAGCAGATGCCACCGGAGATCGCCCAACTCATTGAGAAACACATCTCAATGCACCAAGAAATGATGCAGCAGACACAAGGCGGGCCGGGCGGACAGCCTGCGATGATGGGAGGCCAAGGTGCCGTTTCGTAGTCAAGCTCAACAAAAGTGGATGTTCGCAGCGGCAAAGAGAGGTGAGATACCTAAAGATATGCCAATGAGATGGGCACATGAGACACCTGGTATGGAAGCGCTTCCCGAACATCGGAAACAGAAGCGCAGACAAGATAAGAAGGCTCTAATGAGAGCCAAAAGACGGAGCTAGACCCCCAGTTAAGGGGGTTTTTGCTTATATCCAGGAGGAAAATTTAAGTGGATGTAATTGATGACCAGGGAACAGGCCAGGCCGGTAGTGAAACAGTCGAGTTTGTGGATAATCCCGCAATCGACCAGGGAACACCGGCAGCCGATGACCAGTCCTCTCAAGCCACGGGCACGGGAACGCCCGAGAGCGGCGATCAAGGAGTCTTAGACTTAGACCAAATGCGGTCTGACCTAGACCAGCTAAGATCGCAGCACGAAGAAACCCAAAGAGACTACGCCGCTATGCGGACGGAGTTTCAACGCCGCAACCAACAAGGTGGTTGGGGCCAGCCCTATCAGCAGGGGCCGCAACAGCCGGGCCAGCCATTCGCCCAACCGGGCCAGGGGCAACAGCAACCAGCTATCCAGCCCTGGGCCGGGATGACCCAAGAAGACACGCAAGCGCTTGGTGTCTTAAACAACATGATTGCTCAATCGGCGACTCAGATCGCTCAGCAGCAAATCCAACAGTACATTGGGCCGCTGCAACAGCAGCAACAAGACATGGGCCTTGATATGCGCTTTAACCAAATGGCGATCAAGTACCCCGGCTATGATCGCAAAGCTGTCTTAGACCTTTTAACAGACACCGAAAAGGTTCCCGATGAGGAACTTGCTTGGTGGGCGCTAAAAGGCAAAGAGATGGCGACACAAGCGGCGCAAGACACGAAGAAAAATATGCTGAGGAAGCAGGCGGCAAATACCGCCAGCGGCAAAGGCCAGGCCCCAGGCCAAAGACGGATCAGAAGGTACGATCCGAAGCTTGATGCGGGCAAGTCGGCCTCAGACATTGTGGCCGACTTAAGAGAAGAAGGAATTTAAGATTTAAGGAGTGATAATTTTGGCGGTCACCGACTGGGACCAGCTCACCTCCATCACTCGTGAAAGAATCCTTCCCGGAATATCCGATACTATCTCCAAGGCTTCACCGGCCTTAACCCGCTTTTTGGGCAAAGCCAAGAAGCAAACGGGCGGCAAGACGATTGATAAGGTCGTCCGTTATGCCGTCGATCCCCAA